CATGGCCGCGGAAAATGGCGTTTCGGCATCGCTGGCGGAAGACGGGCAAGAGCCCGGCGCCGCGCTGCGTGATGCTGTCGACCGGCAGCGGTCGGCGGACACGCCGGACCTGTTCGCCGAAGACCTTGCCCAGGAGATGGCCGAAATCGCATCGCCGGGCGGATTGACGCTGCCGGGTCGCCGGCCGGGCAGGCCGAAGGGCAGCCGCAACCGCTCGACCGAGGACACGAAGCGCCTGATCCGGGTGATGGGCGGGGATCCGCAGATGGCCGCCGCGCGCCGGATTGCCGCCGGGCCTCTGGGCCTGATCCGGGAAGCCCAGGCGGTCTATGCCGAGGCCTATGGCGGGGAGATCGACGATCAGGGCCGCGTCCTGCAAGTCACTGAAATTCTTGATGATGAGGGCAATATCACCGGCTATCTGCGCAGCGTGCGCGAAGTCCTGCCGGTTTCGGACGCGATGACGAAATTCCAGCGCTTCATCGACTTCCTGGGCCCGTACATCATGCCGAAGGAAGCGCAGGCCGTGACGCTGGACGTGGAAGGCCTGTCGGTGCGCATTCATGCCGGCGGATCGGGCAATGGCGCGCCTCCGGACATTGGCGGCGATGAGGCCGGATCGCGGCGGCGCTATGCCATGCCCGATGATGATGGGGCAGAGCCAGCAAATTCAATCACTTACGATGATGGCGCGGATGGGGGTCACCTGCCCGAGGGGTCACACGAATGACGCCGAGCCCTTGCCAGCCTAACGATCTTCGCCTTGCAGCCACTGATCAGAAGTCAGGGGCTGCACGCACGATGATGGGCCGGGGGTCTGAAAAACCGCATACCCCCAAACGCACCCCCCGCCGCAATGCAGGGGGGCGATCGCTCGCGATTTTCGCTGATTTGAAGCCTCGTTATCCGGAAAAAAACGCGAAATTCGGAGTGCATGGCCGGGGTCGGGGGTCAGGCTGATGGCGAGCATCGTTCAGAAGCTGGCCAATCTCAACAACTGGTCGGCGCCGGGCCCGAAAGCCCTTGGCTGGTATGAAGACTGGTCGCCAATGCCCTTCATCATGGGGCCGGTGGCGGGCGGGAAGACGTGGACAGCTTGCATGAAATGCCTGGAGGTTGCGCGTCTCCAGCACCCTAACCCGAATGATGGCTGGCGTCGAGCCCGGATGGTCTGTGTGCGGCAGAATTACCGCCGGCTGCATGACAGCATCCTGCCTTCCTGGCACAAGCTGTTTCCGCGCGACACGCCGCACTGGGAGTATCATTACAACAAGGATGGGCCGGTCGATCACAAGATCCGGCTGAATGATGAAAAGCTGGGCAAGATTGAATTGTGGGTCAGTTTCCGGGCCTTCGGTGATCAGGATATCGACAGTTTTGTGCGCGGTCTGGAAACGACCGGTTTCTGGCTGAACGAAACCGACGAGATGCCGCCGCACTCTCTGGGGCAGTTTTACAAGCGGACGGGCCGGTATCCGGCCCCGGAGGACCGCCCCGTGGGTGTCAAGCCGGCATGGCGGGGTGTTTTTGGTGATTTCAACGCGCCGGATGAAGACAGCTGGGTCTATGAGGATCTGTTCCTGAAGCCCCTGAATGGCGTGCGGGTCTATATCCAGCCGGGCGGTATGCGCCCCGATGCGGAAAACCTGCACAATCTGAGAAAAATCGATCCTGATTATTACGAGAACATGGCCAGCAAGATGCAGCCATGGGAGGTCAAGCGCTTTATCGACAACAAGATCGGCATGAGCCGTGCCGGAAAGCCGGTTTATCCCGAATTCGACGATGAATTTCATGTCGCAAAAAACCCGCTGATGCCGGAGCGTCACCGTCCGCTGACGGTTGCGATCGATCCCGGCGGACGTGCGGCTGCCATTATCGGACAAAAGCAATCCAGCGGCGCGCTGGTCCGTTTCCGCGAGCTGGCGACACCGGACGGAGAATTCTGGACGCCGGAGGAAATCGCCCGCCGGATCGCGGAAATTCTGGTTCAGCCGCCATTTGATGATTTCCTGTCCGAGGATCTGCTGCGATTTGCGCCGGATCCGACCTATGCCAATCAGCGTTCCGGCAAAGCCAATTCCGACCAGACCTGGCTGCATCATTTCATCATCGCCATGAAAGACCAGATCGGGATCTGCCCGATCAAAATGCCGCATACCAACGCGCTTTCGGCGCGCGTCGGCGCGGTGCGCTCGTATTTCATCACGCCGGACAGTCATCCGCGCGCCCTGTTTGATCCCAGCATGATTGCGACCCGCCGCGCCTATAACGGGGCCTACTGTTTTATCAAGACGATGGGCAAGGATGGTCATTACAAGGTCGAGCCGGACAAGGGTCCGCCCTCTGACCTGGCCGATGCCGATCAGTATCTCGCGCTGGTCGAGGCCGGGCCGGTGCGCGGCGCAGCGCCGCTGCAGGTCATTGAGGGCCGCCGCCGCGATCGCGGCCTGCCCCGTTCACAATCAAATTCCCGCCGTGTTGGTGTCGCGCTCTAGGAGGTCAAGATGAGTGGATTGTTTTCAAAGCCTGAAGCGCCGGAGCCGCCGCCGGTCCCGAATGATGATGCCGGCCGCAAGGCGGCCGCCATCGCCCGCCGCCGGGCCAGACGGGGCGGGCGGCGTTCGACCATTCTGTCTGCTGGCCAGTCGGGCACGGGCGGAACGCCGCTTTTGACGTCCGCTGGCGGCGGTGGCGGCACCGCTCCCCGTTCGGGCGGCGGCGGCGGGCGCTCCACGCTGTTGCAGCCATAAAGGGGCGTGTCATGACCGGTGTTGAAAGCATGGATTACAAGCGCTTCGAGCAACGTTTCGAGGAATTGAAGGCGCTGCGGATCGATCACGAAACCTTTTATCGTGAAGCCGATACCTATGTCTATGCCCGCACCGATGGCGAGCCGATTGACCGTGGCGACATGCTGCCGCCGCGCAATGTGGTGGATACCACAGCCGTGGTGGCGCGGTCCCGCCTGGCCGGTGTGCTGCACGGCTATCTGTTCTCGCCCTTCTCGCCTTTTTTCAAGGCGCGGCTGGACAAGAAGCCGAATTATAGCGAGCGGCGCTGGCTGGATGAAATGAGCCGCGCCATGCACCGGCATCTGACCGGCGCGACATCGCCTTTCCGGGTGACCATGGCAGAGGTGCTTTCTGCGGCCAGCGGCTATGGCCAGGGGCCGGTCTGGATGGGTGCGCGGATGCGGAAGCTGCCGTCCGTTACCACAAGTTCGGTCTGGGATGTTTGGATTGACGAGGATCCCGAAACCCAGAAAACCGATACATTCTATCGCCGTTTCCGCATGACGGCCTGGCGCGCGGCGGAAAAATGGCCGGATGCGTCCGGTGTCAGGGATCTGGCTGAAAAATCATCCGGCAAGGTTCTGGAATTTGTCCAGGCGATCGAGCCCAATCCGGGCGGCAGGGCCGGTGCCGTGCGAACCAAGAAGCCGGTGCGGGAAGTCTATTGGTGCCTGGAGACAAAAGAGGCGGTCGAGCGGGGCGGATATGACGAGTTTCCGGCCGCGGTCATGCGTTGGGCGCGGCAGCCGGGCTTTGTCTATGGTGAAAGTCCGGCCCGGGAAGTGATGCGCTCGATCAAGCTGGTGAATGCGGTCGAGGACAATAACTATCTGGCCGAGGAAATGCGTTACAATCCGCCGCTGATGGATTTCACGAACGGTGCGGTGGACCGGCTGGACCGCCGGCCCGGCGCGCAAATCCCCGTCGATCCGTCCTCCTTCATGCTTCACAACCGGCGGCCCATGGAGCCCCTGTTCGAGCCCAACACATTCACACCGAATTATCAGCGCGTGCAGGATCTGCGCGCGCACATCAAGGAAGCCTTTTTTGTGGACTGGCTGGATGCATCCATGAATCCCGCTGACCGGGAAACAGCAGCCAGCGTTCATGACCGGCGGGATTTGCGGATGCGCGCCATGGCGTCTGTGGTGTCGCGGATGGAGCATGATTTCAACCATGTCGCCGAGCGTATGTATCAGCTTCTCAGCCGTGCCGGGGTTCTGCCGCCGCCGCCGGACAGTCTGCATGATGAAGACCTGATATTCGAATTCATCTCGCCGCTGGCCATGGCGCAACAACAAGGCGAATTCGAGAAGTTACAGGCCTTCATGCAGTTTTCCGGCCTGGTTGCCGGGATCGATCCGCTGGCGGCAAAAGTGCCGGATGCCATCGAGACCATGCGAGAGGGGGCACGCCAGCTGGGTGTGCCCGAAATGCTGATCAATTCGCAAGAGGCGATTGCCCGCAAAATCCGCGAAGAGACGCAAGGCGCAGAGGCGGAAGATGAAGCCATGCTGGCCCAGAGCGCGGCGTCGACACTGCGCGATGCCGGGCAGGGTGCGGCAGCGCTGGCCAAGGCGGTTCCGCAGGGAGGGTTGATCTGATGCCGATTGACATCCGTCTGCGCGTTCCATTCGAGACGCTGCCCGATATTCCGTTTCTGACGTCTGCCTTTGCGGATCATCTGGCCACGAAGCAGGCCTATGAAAACCTGTTCTATGGCAGCCGTGAAGGCTCACGGGTGCTGATCGACATTCTGCAGCGAAACGGTGTGGCCTCGCCGTCTTTTGCCGGGCGTGATCCGGTGGCCGCGGCCTATGCCGATGGCATGAAGGCGGCGGCGCTGCAGATATTCAACATGGCGGGCGGCCGGGAAGGCCGCATGGCCAGAGCCTTAACCCTCAACAGCTTCAAGGAGACGCGCGATGAGTGAGGAAAATGTAATTGAAGGTGCCGGCAACGAGGGCCAGCAGTCTAGTGCCGGCGGGGGCGATGACCCGTGGTACAATGTTCTGGGCCTGGATGATGAAAATGCCGAATTTGTCACCAAGGCCGGTTACAAGGATGCCAACAGCGCCTTCCAGTCCATGCGCCTTGCGGAGAAGAAGCTGGGTATTCCCGCCGATCGTGTGCTGAAAATGCCGGATGCGCGCTTTGATCAGGATCCGGAGGCTTTTGCCGATATCCTGAAACATCTGGGTGTGCCGGATGATCCCGGCGGATATGAGTTGAAAGGCGTCGAGGGCGTCTTCGATTTTGCCGATGATGGCGAGCGCAAGGAAGTGGCCGAAAAGCTGCACAAGATCGGCATGCCGCCCGCAATGGCGCAAAAGGCTATTGAGGACGTCTATGCGCCCATGGTGCAGAAAATACAGGCCGGTCTGAAGTCAGAGGGGGAGGCCGCCGCGGCGGCTGCAGAAAAGGCCACAGAAGAATTGAAGGGCGAGTGGGGCGCAGCGTTTGAAGAAAAGCTGGAAGCCGCGCAAGCCTTTCTCGACGAGCAGGATGAGGGGTTGCACGAATTTCTGAACGAAAGCGGGCTGAATAATGATCCCCGTTTTGTGCGCTTCCTGGACAAAATGGCGTCCGAATTTGCCGAAAGCAGTGAAGTGCCGGGCCGCCGCGATGGCGGTGGCGGCGGACGCCAGACGCCGGCCGAAGCGGAGGCCAGCCTGTCGGAATTCGAAGAAAAATGGCGCGATGCGCTGGAAGACCGGTCACATCCCAAGCATGGCTGGGCTGTCGAACAGCGCACGGGGCTGATCAAGAAAATGGTCCCGAAAGGCTGAATATGGCTTGACCGCTGCCGCAAATCACGGCAGCGGTTTTCGTTCTCATAGCCGGAAAGGCGGGGGGTCTGCGTGAAGCGGGTCCGCATCGTTCCGGCCGTCAGGGGCAACGTCACCGCCCAAGGCGCGGGTCCGGTATCTCCGGGGGGTCCAGCCGCTTGTGGAAACAGGCAGCCAGGACCAGGAGGATACCATGTCCGGCAACGACACTTTTGCAGAACATTACGTCAATATCGCCTATGGCCGGAATCTCGGCCTTGATGCGGCGCAGCGGGAAAGCCGCATTGCCGTCAATGTGGAAGCCGATTTCTCAACAGCGGAAACCGGCAAGAGTTTTTCAACCGAACGCCTGGGCACGTCCAAGCCGCAGGAAATGGGTGACCGTTTCGGCGAGCTGCCCAAGGGCTTTGTCGACAAGCGCCGCCGGGTCGGTCACTTCAAACCGTATGAAGACGGCAAGGTGGTGGATTCCAGCTATGACAAGGCCCGTACGCTGGTCATGGATCCGGCCAGCAAGACGATCCGCGTCATGCGTGAAGGTCTTGCGCGGCAACAGGACGAGTTTGTCATGTCGGCCATGCTGGGCACGGCCTATGCCGGCGAAAACGGTACGACCGCTGTCGGCTTTCCGGCGGGTCAGACCATCGCCGTCAATGACCACACCTATAATTCCGGCGGATCCGGCAATGTGCCGCTGACCGTCTCGAAATTGCAGGTGGCAATGGAAATGATGGATGCCGCGGAAATTGCCGGTGAGCGGTATATCGCCCTGCCGTCCAAGCAGATCAATCACCTTCTGACGGACGCCAAAGTTACCTCGTCGGACTATAACACCGTCAAGGCCCTTGTGGCGGGCGAGATCGACACCTTCCTGCGGTTCAAATTCATCCGCTATGAGCCGGTGCTGAAGTCCGGATCGAATTTCCGCTGCGTGGCCTGGGTGAAGCCGGCGGTGGAATTCCACCAGCGCGTGCTGGAGGCCCCGTCCATGTGGAAGCGCCGCGACAAGCGCCCGCACTGGTATGCCTATTACCAGATGGAAATGGCCGCTGTCCGCGTGGAGGAAAAGGGGGTTGTCGACATTCTCTGCACCGCCTAGCGGGCGGCTTGCGCAGCCGGGCTCCGGCCCGGTTGCCTTTCTTCAATGCCGGATCTGAAAGGAAATCATCATGGCAGTGGAAATTCTTTACGGCAGCCTCGCGCGGGCCGCCTTTCAAAACAACCCGCCCACCACGCCGGTGCCGGGTTATATGGATGCGGGCGTCAATTTTGCGGGCGACAAGATCGCCTATTCCGCCTCCGCAAATGTCGGATCACAGGGGTTTTTCGCGCGGCTTCCATCGCACGCAATCATCCTGCCGCAATCCCATATCTGGTTCAGTGCCGGCGGCGGCGCTGCCACGCTGGATGTCGGGGATGTCAATGACCCTGACGGCCTGGCCACGGCCATCAGCGTGGCCAGTGCGGGCAGTTCGGAATTGCTGGAAGCCAAGGCAGCCGGTGCCAAGCTGGCCCGCCTGTGGGAGCATCTGGGCTATTCCGAGGATCCGGGCGGTGTGCTGGATCTTTACCATTCGATCAAGGCCGCAACAGCCAGTGCGCTGACTGTTGAAACCTCGGTCCTGTGGACCGTCTAGCGTAGCGCGTCAAACAACGCTGGACGAGAGGTGTGGCGGGTCTCTGTGGGGTGGCCCGCCCCACCGCACCTCAACCCCCTGACGGAGGCGCAAAATGAGCGATTATATCAATATTGCCGTTCTGGCGATCTCCGAATTGCAATCCGAATTACCGGACAGCCTGACCGGCTCCGGCCTGACGCATACCGAAAAATCCGCGGCCCGCCTGGCCCCTCTGGCCTACAGGGAGGTTCTGGGCCTGCCCGGCATTCCATGGCCGGAGGCGATCGAGCGCTATGTGCTGTCCAGCGATGCGAAAGCATCGCCCGCTTTCGGCCCGAAATATCAATACGAGCTGCCGTCCGAAATCCTGCATGTCTGGCGCGTGGACTATTCAGATTATCACTGGCAGCGCGAAGGCCGCTATGTCCGGAGTGATGATCCCGGCCCGCTCTGCCTTCGGGCCATCCGCTTCATCGAACCGGAGGCCGCCAGCCCGATGCTGATTGCGCTGGCGGCGGCCCGTCTGGCCATGCGGCTGGCCCGGCCCCTGACCGACAGCGCCGCCGACAGGCAGGCCATCCGGGGCAATTATGAAGACCAGAAGCGTGAAACGGTTTCCGCGCTGATGAGTGAGCGGGCGGCCGTTCACCTGCCGCAGGCAGATGTTCTGACCCGTGCCGGATATCTCACGGATCGCGGTGCGCCAGACGCCCTTGACAAGGCGCAGTCATGAGTCTGGCCCGTGTTATCCAGTCGGATCTGTCTGCCGGTGAGCTGTCAGATGATCTGCGTGCGCGTGTCGATGCGCAGGCCTATTTCAAGGGTGCGAAAAGGCTGCAGAATTTTTTGCCGCGCCTGACCGGCGGTGCCGAAAAGCGCGCGGCCTTCGAGGATGTGGATGCTGTCATTGATGCGGATTATCCGCCCCTTCTGATGCCCTTTGTCTTTGGCCGCTCGATCGCCTACCTTCTGGAGTTCGGTCATCAGGTGGTGCGCATCCGTGACCGGATAACCGGCGCATTTATCGAAAGCGGCGGTGCGCCGATCGAATTGACCACGCCCTATGATGCGGCGGACCTGCCGGGTCTGATATATGCACAATCGGCCAGCGTGATCTATCTGGCACATGCCGACCGCAATCAGCCCTGGAAGGTGATCAAGCGCTTTGCGCATGATGACTGGGTGATTGCCGATTTTTCCTTCCGTGACGGACCTTTTCTGCCGGAAAATTCTACAGCGGTTACCCTTTCCTTCGACGCAATCGCAAAGGGCGCGACCGCCAATTGCACCGCTTCATCGGACACATTCACCGCAGACATGGTGGGCAGCCGGATCCTTGTCCGTCCCGGCGTCAATTCGCTTGATGTCGATCTGTGGCAGCCCGACAAGGCCTATTCGCTCAACAAGTTCACGGCCAATGACGGCCGGGTCTATCAGATGGGCGCGGCCGACACGTCCGGTTTCTATCCGCCCATTCATGATGAAGGCACAGCCAGCGACGGAGAGATCGACTGGACCTATATTCACGACGGGTATGGCGTGGCCAGAATTACGGGTTTTGCCACGGCCACAAGCGTCACGGTCCAGATTGAACGCCATCTGCCGGCGACCGCTTCTCCCCTGGTCACAAAATTCTGGGCGCTGCATGCCGTGTCCGGGGCGCAAGGCTATCCCGCCTGCGTGACGCTGCACGAGGAAAGGCTGGTGGCCGCCAATACGGTGACGCGGCCCGATACGGTCGATCTGTCCCGGTCCAGTGACTATGATCCGGACGGGGCTGGCTTCCGGCGGGAAACGGCTTTCGGCGTGGTGGCCGCCGATGATGCAGTGTCGGCGACGATTGCCGATGGCGAGGTCAATGAAGTGACAGCGCTGGTATCGGCAGACAATCTCTATGTGCTGACAGAGGGCAATGTGAAGCGCATATCCGGCCCCTCCCAGGACGAGCCGATCACGCCGGCTGGGCGGGTGGCGCGGGAAGTGACGACGATCGGGGCGCGCAAGCGGGTGCGGCCGGTCAAAGCGATGGATGCTGTGGTCTATGCGTCGGCCGATGGCCGCCGTCTGATCGAATTGCCCACAGATGGCCAGCGGGTCCGCAATCTTGCTTTCCGCGCCCGTCATGCCCTGGTCAGCCCGATCCGGCAGATTGTCTGGGCCGAAATGCCGGATCAACGCCTGTTCGTTCTGCGCGAGGATGGCGGTTTGTGGAGTGTGCTCTATGACCGTCAGGAGAACATTGTGGCGTTTTCGCCGATCGTGCCCGGCGGGTCTTATGCCGGGCGGCCGCCGGTGATTGAAAGTGTGTGCGTCCTGCCTGCAGAAGACGGTCTGGATGATCTGTGGATTGCGATCAAGCGCACAGTCAACGGGGCGGAAACGCGGCGCGTCGAACGGCTTCGCCGGATCTGGGATGCAGATACGGACCGTTTGGACGAGCAGGCCTATCTTGATGCCGGTGTCCTGACCGACCGCTGGAATGGCGATGCGGGCAAGACGATGAAATTTGTTCCGGCAATGGCGTCTGAAACCCAGCCCGGAGATTCCGGTACGCTGACCGCCGCCGGACACACGCCCTTTTCAGCCGGGGATGTTGGAAAGGAAATATGGCTGCGCCGCACCTCCCGGCCATCGCTGGAAACAGATATGCCCGGCCCGCTGCGTTTGAAAATCACAGCTTTTGGCTCTTCCACATCGGTGACGGCTGAAATGCTGTCGAGTGCGCCCGCCGGTCTGATCGATACGGATCTGAGCGAATGGGCGGTCACCGGTAATGTGATCACCGGCCTGGATCATCTTGAAGGCGAGGCGGTCCATGCCTTGCGCGATGGTGCCGCAGATGGGCCGCACACTGTGGCCAGCGGTCAGATCACACTGTCAGCCAATGCGGCGCGGATCTGGACAGGGCTGGCCTATACGGCGCGTCTGACCTCCATGCCGATTGATGCCGGGTCGGATATCGGCAATGGCCGCTCGGCCATGAAGCATGTCGAGGACGTCACGCTGATGCTGCGTCAGACACTGGGCGGAAAGATCGGACGCGAAGGCGGCCAGGCTTACGAGCCGGTTGTGGTGCGTCAGGCCAGCGATGTTCTGGGCCGCGCCCCCGGTCCCAAAACGCTCGACCGGACTGTCAGGTTCGGCAATTCGTATTCGGAGCAATTTTCGGTCGATTACATCCATGATGAACCCTATGCCGCCACGGTGCTGGGCATGGCGGCAAAGGTGACGGCCAATGGCTAGATTGCGGCCCTATCTTCCCGGTGATCTGGCCCTGCTGGTGCCGCGCGCTGAACAGGCCAAGGAGCACGCCGACATGCTGGCGTCGCTTGGTCTGGCGTGGCAACCGTCCGGTCATGCCGAAACCCTGATTGACAGGGCCTCAACCATCCGGGCGGCGGCCGGTATCGAGCCGGTCTGGCCGGGCCGGGCCGTCGCCTGGGCGTATTTTGGAGCGGATATGAAAAACCGCGACTGGCGCATTGTTTTGCGCGGCTTGCGGCGCGCGCTTGAAGCGTCCCCCGTGAACCGCATCGAGGCCAGCTGCCGCGCCGATTTTTCGGCGGCGATGCGCTTTCTGGCGGCGCTCGGCTTTGTCAATGAGACGCCCGCCGGCATGGCGCGCTATGCACATGACCGGACCTATTATCTGTTTTCGCGCGTGCGGCCGGGAGGTGAGGCATGAGCGGTTATGTGACAGGGGCCGGCTCGATGGTGCAGGGCGTAATGGGATTTGCCCAGGGCCGCCGCCGCGCCAAATTGCTGAAACAGGACGCCGAGGAAGCCGGGCGGCTGGCGGCTATCGATGCGCAGCAGATCCGCACTGAAAGCCGCCGGGCCATTGGCGAGGCGGTGGCGCGCCAGGGCGCGTCCGGCTTTGCCATGGATGAAAGCGCGCTGGCGGTGATTGCCGACATTGCGCAGCAATATGATTTCCGGGCGCGTTCGGCGCGCTATGAAGGATACCGGACGCGCCGCCGCCTGAATTTCGAGGCCACCGAAGCCAAAGCAGGGGCCGCTTTGTCATTGTTGAAGGGCGTCACCGATGCCGGTGCGGCCATCATCGGTGCGCAAGACGCGAGCGGGGAGGGTTAGAATGGCCGTCAGAATAGATGCCGGATTGCGCCCTGCTTCTGGTGCGCCGCGCCTGATTTCACAAGTGCCGCAAATGGCGGCTGTCCCGCATCTGACAGCCGGACTGGGCCGTGTCCTGCAGCAACGCGAAGCACAGGCAGAGGCCGAGCGCGAGCAGGCGCGGCGGGAGGCCGAAAATGCCAGTCTTTCGCGGCATCTTTCGGATTTCCAGATTGCCGAAGCCGAGCGGTTGCAGGCCGCTGCGGAGGCTTATGACGGTTCGGCGCCGGGGTTTGTGGACCGTTATGCCGAGGATCTGGACCGCAATATCGATACCGCGCTGGAAAATGCGCCGGATGAAATCCGCACAAGGCTGGAAGCCTCCCTGCAATCGCAAAGAACGCAAAGCCGTCTGGCGGCGCTGGATGTCGAGGTCAACCGGACCCGGGCCTATACGCTGCGGTCGATCGGCCAGGGCGTTGACCAGTGGGCCAATGCGGTGCGAACGGATGAAGCGCAGCTGGGATCCGCGCTGGAGAATATTGCGCTTCTGACGGAGGCGCTGCCGCCATCAGCGCGCGGTGCGGTGGTCGAGGAGGCCACGGAAATGCTGGCGGCGGCCTATGGGCAGCGCCGTGTGGAAACCGATCCGGCCGGCTTTATAGAGGAGCTGGACAGCGGCGATCTGGATGATCTGATCGACCCGTCCGCAAAAGACCAGTACCGCCGGGCGGCTGAACGCGAGATCGCCCGGCTGGAGGCCGAGGCGGAGCGCCGCGCCAATGAGCAGCGCATGTTGCGGATTGTCTCCATGCAGCCGCTGGCCGAAGACAATCTCGCCTCCATCCGCAGTACAGGCGTGCCGGTCGAAGGCTTTGATGCCGAATCCTATATGGCCGATCTGACGCCGGCGGCCGCCTCCGCCTACCGGCAACAACTGACCCTGAGCACGCGGGTCTTTGACACGATTGGCGATCTGCGCGGTTTGCAGCCTTCCGAAATGACCGCCCGGCTGGAAGCGCTGACGCCGGAGCCGGGCTCTGCCGGATTTGCGCAAGCCAGCGAGGTTTACAGTCTTGCCCGGTCGGCGATGGAGGATCATCTGGCTGCCCGGGCGGACGATCCGGCGCAATATGCGGGCGCGGCCTCGACGGTGCAGTCGGCGGCAGCGGCCCTGTCCGAGGCGCAGGAAAGCGGCGATGCCGCCCGCCTGTCCGGGGCGCGGCAGGCCTATGCGGCGGCGCAATGGGCCGAGCAGAACCGCCTGGGCATTCCGGCCCATCAGCGCCGGATCATGAGCCCGGAAAGATTGCAGCAGGAGGTGGCGGCGCTGGAAGCCATGGACGAGGCCGAGCGCCCGCAGGCCATCCGTGACCTGATCGGCCGCGCCCATTCCTATGGCGCGTATGCGCCGCAAATACTGTCGGAATTGCGCGATGCCGGGTTGAATGAGACCATTTCCATGGTGGCGGAGCTGGACGATCCGGTGGCGCAAACCGTGCTGATCCGGGCCATGACCCATCAGGATGCGCTGGAAAGCCGTCTTGAAGCCCGCGACCGGACGGATCTGCGCGATGCCGTCAATAACCGCCTGTCGGATCTGACAGACAGTTTCACCGCCATGGGCGGCGGGTATGCCGCCGCGGAAAGCCTGCAGTCCGCCGCCTATCTTTACGCGCTGGATGCGATGGCGCAGGGTGCAAGCCGTAACCGCGCGGCCGAACGCGCGGCCGGGGTCTTTGCCGGGCAATATGTGTTCCGTGAGAATTACCGCATTCCGCGCCGTATTGCCGATGAAAACCGCCTGCTGCGTGTGCCGGTCTCCGACCGCCAGGCCTCGCTTGGCGGGACGGCCATGACGACGCGCACCGTGCCGGCCGAACGGCTGATTGCGCATGGCAGCGAGATTGCGCTGGACGGGTTGCGCGCCAATGACGGGGCCAATCTGGCGCTGCTGGAAACCGAAGGCGATCTGGTCAGCCGGGGGCGCATCACGGCCAACCGCATCGCCAATAATTCACGCTGGATCACGCTGGACGATGATAGCGGGCTGATGCTGGTGGCCGATCCTGGCGACGGGGTGGTGACGCCTGTGCAGCTGGCCGATGGCCTGCAAGTGCAGTTTTCATGGGAGGAGCTGGCGGAAATGGGCCGGGCCCGGATCGAGCGCCGCGATGCGGATGCGGCTGATATCCTGCAGCCGGTGCTGAATGCAAGGCGCGGGATTGACGAAAACGAGGCCGGTGTGCGCCCGCGCGGACGCGCCACAGGGCGCGGCCTGCGCAATGCGCCCGTCATCCGCCAGTTTGCCGGAGACCGGCGCCAGCGCGCGGCGAACACGCCGGAACAGGCCGCCCGCGCGGCTGACCTGCTGGATGACCAATGAGCGGGCGGTGGGGGCTCTCCAATCCGGTACCGGATGCCGGGATTGAAAGCGCGGCGCGCCTGCCCACGTCGCGCGGCTTTGCCTTCCGGGCATCGGCGGGCGAGGCGCTGGATACCACGGTCACCGCCCTTGTGGGCCGGGAAAGCGAACGGCAGGCGGCCAATATCGCCCGTTATGTCGATGCGCAATCGATTTTCGGCCCCTCCTATGATCCGGTGATTTCGCCGGAGGAGGCCAATGACCGCTTTGGCCTCGACGGGTTGAGCTTTGATCAGCCCCTGCCGGAAAGCCGGGCGATCGAGCTGGCCGAAATCAGACGTCTTGAAAATGCCCGCCGGTCGGCCATGGCGTCCAGCGATGCCGGGATGCTGACCCTTTTGGGTGGCGGTCTGGCCGGGTCGCTGGCCGATCCCCTGGGCATTGCCGTTTCCGTCCTGCCGGGCGGGGCGGCGGCGCGCATGGTGCCGGGGCTTCGCGGCATGGCATCCTCGACGGCGCTGTCCTCGCGCATTGCCACGGGCGCGCTGGAAGGCGTGGCCGCCGGTGCAGCGATGGAGGCCATCATCTATCCGCTGGCCACGGACCGGGAGCGCCGCGATTACACGGTGGCGGACAGTCTGATGAATCTGGCCCTGTCCGGAGGCTTTGGCGCGGCGGGCGGCGCGGTGCGCGGCCTGATGGCCGGGCGCGGTGCGCGTATGGCGCGGGCGTCAGACCGCGGAGAGGGCGTTGATGCGCCGGAGCCGGTGAGCCCGGAACAATTGCAGGCCCGCCGCACGGCCTTTGTGTCGGCGCTGGCGGATGTGGCAGAAGACCAGCCGGTCAGCCGCGCGCAGGACATTCTGGATGCGGCAGAGCCGCCGCGCCGCCCGCTGGATGAAGACGTTACCGCTGCCTTGCAGGACGGAGATCCGGTGGCGCACCGCGCCCTGCATGACAGTGTGGCGGTAACAGCGCGCGGCACGCGGGTGGCGGTGCGCTATGCGCTTGTCGAGGCCGACGATCTGATCCCTTCGCAGCTGGAGGATGGCCGGATCAATCCGGATTTTCCGGCGGTGTTGCAGCCGCGCGACCGGACGCGCGCCGACATGCAGTTGCAAATCGGAGAAATCGCGCGCGGGCTGGATGCCATGCGCCTGTCGGAAACCTTCGATGCCGGGCAGGGCGCGCCGCTGATCGGGCCGGATGGTGTGGTGGAAAGCGGCAATGGGCGGAGCCTTGCCATCCGCCAGGCCTATCAACAGGGGCTGGACAGCGCGGCGGCCTATCGCGCCTTTCTGGAGCAATCGGGCTATCCGGTTGAAGGCATGCAAAAGCCGGTTCTGGTGCGCATCCGCGCGGAAAGCATGGACGGGGCCGCCCGGGCGCAATTTGCCCGCGAGGCCAATGAGCGCACCGCCGCCGCCCTGTCGGCGAGCGAGCAGGCGGTGGCGGATGCGGCGCAGATATCGCCGGACCTGTTTGATCTTTACCAGGGCGGCGATGGCGGGCTGGCGCGCAACCGAGATTTTGCCCGCGCCTTCATTGACCGTGTGGCCACGCGCAATGACCGCAATGCGCTGCTGGATAAAAATGGCCAGCTTTCGGGCGACGGAATGCGGCGTCTGAATGATGCCATTGCCGCCTATGCCTATCGTGATATCGAGGCGCTGATGCGGCTGGCCGAAGGGGCCGAGCCCGGGCTGAAAGGCCTGGCCGGGGCGCTGCGCGATGCCGCGCCGGAAATGGCGGCCCTGCGGGCCATGATTGACCGCGGGCGTCTGCAGCCGGGGCAGGATCTGGGGCCGCATCTGATCGAGGCGCTGCAGATTGCCCGCCAGGCGCGCAATAATCCGCTTGGCGTGGCCGGGGTGATTGACAATGTGGATGCCTTCCGGGGTATGGTCAGCGATGAAACCGTGGCCATGCTGCACCTGTTTCATGATGATGCGGATTTCGGCAGGATATTGCCGCGGTCCACGGCCGCGGAATTGCTGTCTGCGGCGGCCCGCCTGGTGCGGGAAAGTGCCGATGATGATCTGTTAGGAGCCCGTCCCGATGTCCGACCGAAAGACGCCGCCCTCGACGCCCTCTCCGGGCTCGAACGCCGTTTCACAAACGAAGGCCGGAGCGAGCGCGCCGCCCGCACCAAAGCCGTCGCCGAAGCGATCCGGTCTCGCCGGAGCGCTGCGGCTGAAGGCGCGGAAATACGCCAGCAATCCGGCGGACCGGACACGCCTGACGGAGCTGGCGGACCGGCTCGCGCCGGAGACGGCGGAGGACTAGACGCCTCCCCCGTCCGGCCGCCCGTACCGGAGCCGGATGTCAATGGCACGCTGTTTGATGATCCCGGCCTGAAATATCTGGCCGATGATGTCGATGCGCTGGACGCACAGCTGCGGGAGGCCGAGGCGCGCGGCCTGATCAGTGCAGACGAGGCCGAAGCCGCGCGCGCCGCCGATGGCAATACCAATCCCGATGATGTCTTTGCCGCGTTTGACCGCGCGGTGCGCTGCCTGACCGGCAAGGGGGTCTGATATGGCACATTCCTGTTCCGGGGCGTTTGGCGATGAATGGACGCCGGAAGAAATCGAACAGATGATTGCCCGGCTGGAGGATGCGCTGGCGCGCAAGCGCCGCGACAACCCCGATGCCGATGCGGCCACGCTGGAAGCGGAAGCCGCCGCCGAAATAGGGGCCGAAGCCCTGCGCGGCCGGATGATTGAAATGCGGATGCGGCGCGCGGCGGCGCTGGCCCGCCGCCGCCGGGATGCCGCCTTTGACGCCATGATTGGCCTGCCTGAAGACAAGCGCCTGCAGGCCTTCAATGTCGGCAATGAGGCGGTGATTGCCGGGGCCGGGCAGAGTGTGGATGCGCGCGGCCGCGCCCTGCATGATGACTGGATGGGCGGCATGATGCGCGATCTGCAGGAGGCCGGCGTGTGGGACCGCCTGTCGCGCTCCTTCGGACGGGACAAGGATTTCGAGCGCGATATCCGCAATGAAATGGCGCGCCTGAATGGCGGTAATGGCCGGGAGACCGGGAATGCGGATGCGGTGAAGGCGGCGGAAATCTTCAACCGCTATATCGAAATGACGCGCATCGAACAGAACCGGCACGGGGCCTTTATCGAATTCCTGCGCGGCTATACCACGCGGCAGAGCCATGACCCGATGAAAATCTCCGGCGGGTTTTTCAAGGGGATGCGCCGGTCCGTGCGCGAGCGCGCCCGCCGCGAATGGGTGGATTACATGCTGGCCCGCCTTGACGAGGTGACATTCGACAATGTGCGCGCCGAGCGCCAACGCCGCCGCAATCTTCTGGCCGAGGGCAAAACGGCCAGGGATGTGGATGCGGACGGCCTGGCCGGGATGGATGATGCGCAGCTGAAAGACCATTATCTGACCCGGATCTGGACCGATATCGTGTCCGGCCGCCATGAAAGCGTGAACGGGGCGATGGATGATCTGGACGGCTTCCGCCCGCCGGCCTCGACCGCCCGAACCGTGTCGGCCCATCGCGTGCTGCATTTCAAGAGCGCCGATGACGCCTTCGACTACAGCCAGAAATATGGCCGCGGATCGCTGTTTGACGACATCACCGCGCAATTCCAGCGGTCCGCCCGCAATGCCGCGCTGATGCAGGCCTGGGGGCCCAGCCCGCGCGCCGCATTCGAGGGCCATGTGCAGCGCGCGATCGGCCGCGCCAAGGCCGCCGGGGACACGGATGTGGCCTCGCGGCTGGATAGCTGGCTGCGCACCGCCGAATTTGACCAGCTGGACGGATCCGCCAATGCGCCGGAAAGCGTGCGCATGGCAGCGTTCACGCGCGGCCTTCTGTTCCAGCAGCAGCTTTCCAAGCTGGGCGGAATGACAATCTCGGCCATTTCCGATACCGCCCTGGCCACCGATACGCTGGCGCGGGCGGGCGTCAACATGCTGGACGGTTACAAGGGGGTGGTCTCGGCCCTGACCGGCATGGACGGGGCGCAGGCGCGCGAAGCGGCCGACATGCTGAATGTGACGGTGCGGGTGATGGTTGGCGATGTCACCGGCCGGCACAATGCGCTGGACGGGGCGAGTGGCGTGATGAGCCGGATGACCTCGATCTTCTACCGCGCCAATCTGTTCACCTTCTGGGCCACGCGCCTGCGGCGGGGCGTGGGCGTGGTGCTGGCCAAGAATCTGGGCAACAAGGCGGATCTGGCCTTTGACCAGCTGGACGGGGCCACGCGCGGCGCGTTGAGCCGTTACGGGCTGAATGCGGAGATCTGGGACGGGCTGCGCGCCAATGTGCGCGATGGCGGTGAGGATATGGGGCGTCTGGTGACGCTGGATGCGGCGGACAATCTGGACGGGGCGGCCATGGCGCGGGCGCTTGGCGAAATCGAGCCCGAGGGCGGCTATACGGCGCGCCAGCAGGAAGATGCCATCCGCGAAGTGCAATTGCGCCTGCAGGCCTATTTCAGCGACCAGGTGGAAAGCGCCATGACCGAACCGCGCGCGCGCGAACGTGCCGCCATCCGTCTGGGCCAGCGCCGGGGCACGCCGGCGGGCATGGCGATCGAATTGATGATGCAGTTCAAATCCTTTCCCACCACCGTGTTGACGCGGCATATCAAGCCCGCTGTGCGCGGCCTGGGGGCCAACAGGCCGGTGGCGACGGCGGTGCATCTGATCGCGGCGACCACCATTCTGGGCTATGTGGCGCTGCAGGCGAAAATGATCGCCGCCGGTCTGGCCCCGCGTCCGCTGACCGACAAGGACGGCAATCCGGACTGGTCGCTGGTGGCCGCTGCCATGGTGCAGGGCGGCGGGGCGGGGATTTATGGTGATCTTCTGATTGCCGATTATAACCGCTATGGTCAGGGCGCGGCCGATACGCTTGGCGGCCCGGCCGTGGGGGAGTTCACGACCATTCTGTCCGTTCTGGGCGCGATGCGCGATGGCGAGGATCCGGCGGCCAGGGCCGTTGGCCTGGTCAAGCGCAATACACCCTTTGCCAATCTGTTCTACACCAAGGCGGTGCTGGATTATTATCTGTGGCACCAGATGCAGGAATGGGCCAGCCCCGGCTATATGCGGCGCTATGAGCGCAGCCTGGAACGCGACCGCAATACGCGGCTTCTGGTCGAGCCCGCCGCGGGGCAATAACCACGCGGCGTAGCTTGTCCGCAGGATCATACTGCCGTCCAAAGCAGAGCGGGCGGCGCGATGACACTGGCCACTTCCGATACCTGGCCCGTCGTGAATGCAGACGGGGTTCAGACCGATTATGCGGTCACTTTCGTGCTGCCAGCCGGTGCCGCCGTCGAAGTGCGGTTGCTGGATCCGGCCACGGGCGTTGAGACCCTGCAGACAGCCGGGGTGGATTATACCCTCGTCGACATTTCCGGCACCACCTATGTGCGCTTTTCCACGGCCCCGGCGTCAGGCCTGAAGGTCTCGATCCGGCGTATCTCGCCGGAAGGGCAGACCGAAGCCCTGAAGGACTTCGAGGCGTTTCCCGGTGCCAAAACCGAAGCACAACTGGACCGGCACGCGGCGCGTGATGAGGAATTGCGCGATATTCTGGATCGCGTGGTGCGGGTTCCGGCCAATGAGCTGGGCATCGTGCTGCCCGCCCGCGCGGCGTGGAATGGCAAGGTGGCTGTGCCGCAGGCGGATGGCACATGGCTGCTGATTGCGACCACGGATATCGAGGCGCTGGCCAGCCGTCTGGCGGCGCTGGATGCCCTGGGCGCGCGGATTGACGCTCTGGATCTTCTGGCCGCGATCATTGGCGGCTGGCCCGGGGATCTGGGCGATGCCGAGCTGATCACCGACAAATTGCTGCTGATGAATCCGGGCAATGTCTATGCGGGCGATGGCTCGCTGTTGACCGGGCTGGGCCATGCGCAGCTGGAGGATACGGCCAGCCGTGTTCAGGCGCTTCTTGCGGGCTATGGCGCGAACGAGATGCAGGCCGCTGCGGGCATCGAACCGCGCCGCATTCTGATCAACACCAATGGCACGCACATCATTAACACGGAAGACTATGCGCCGGCGTTACATTTAATTTTACTGCCAGCGTCCGGCAGTGCCACGCTGGATTGCGCGGCTCTTGCCTATAATGCCGCCTATGAGTTTGTTTCTGGAACAGGCGCCACGACGGCCACGCTGGATTTTGGCGAAGATTTATATATTCGTGCGGCGCATATTTTGCCGGGCGATTCGACGGTCAGATCAATAGATCTGCGTGCCAATCAGCGCGTAACCGTAATCCGCCTCGGCGGAAATCAGGTGTTCGTCGATTTCGGGGCGCCCATTCTTGAGGATGGAACATGGGAGCCTGAACTGGCCGGGGCTACAACGGCGGGCACGCATTCGTATGGGCTGCGGCAGGCAAAATGGATCCGTCAAGGAGATCTTGTCACCTTCAATGCTGAAATACGATTGTCTTCAACGTCCGGCGCAACAGGGCAATTGCGCATTACAGGTCTGCCTTTTCCTGCCCGCGGGAGCCTAAATGATCAATATAGCTGCCCTGTTCCCTATTGGCTGGATTTCACCAATCCGATCAGTGGCGGCGCAATTGGAGGCAACACAAGCCATATCAATATCTGGCGGCCTGCTGGTGTAGTAATGGATGCATCGGAGTTGCAAAACACCTCACGTATCCGCGTGTCTGGGAGTTATAGGATATGACGTTTGCGCGGAGCCGTGCCTTTGCAGTCATCGGCCAATCCTATGGTCAATACGGCTATGATCGATCGTCGGCCTATGGATTTTTTCAGGAGGCCATCCGGCGCGTTATCGCTGCAGATGCGGCGGCTATCCAGACACATATTGGTGGGTCGCCGACAATCGCGGATGGCCAGATATTCCAGCGTCGAAACTATGCGGTAGATGGGTCGGCTGTACTGGAAAAAAATAAAGGCTTGGCAGACAATTACTGGCTTGAAAATGATGGCGTGACCGCTGGCCCGCGCCTGACCACGGCGGCCGGTGCCATCGCGGCCTTGTCGCAAAAGCCTATACTGACTGTCTCTTCCCATGGCGAGCAGGACGCAACAGCCACCACGACCGCTGCGCTGGTCAGTGAAATCACGGACGGAATGGCTGAGATTTTCAGCCAGCTGCGTACGGCTATGGGTGATGCCAATGCGCCGGTCTTCGCTGACATTTTGGGGTATCGATTTGCGTCGAACGAGTTCAATGAGTACCGCCTGAGAGACGCAATGCTCGACATGATCGATCTTGATGCTGATATCTTTCGGGGCGCGGAAAAGTACGCGCTACAGTTGGATAGTACAACGCATCCTGTGATCGATTATCTGGGTTATGGCCAGATGGGGGCTCATACCGGCCGCAAGGTGGCCGCGTGGTTGGTCGATGGCACCGATCTGCGCGGCCCGTCGATTGCCGGCGCGGTGAAGACGGGCAGCGAAGTGGCCGTCACCATCACCGTTCCGGCGGGAAAGACGCTGGTCAAGCCGGAGTCTCCTGATTTCTTCGGCCTGTTCGATGAAAACGAGGATCGGGTGGCGATCACCGGTTATGCCTGGGATGGCAATGTGCTGACCCTGACGGCGGAAAACGACAGCGCCGCAAAGCTGCGCTATCCGGCGCGGCCGGTGGCGGGGCGCACGCCGCCGCTGATCGACATTTCCAAAATCATCCGCCTGTCCGATCCGTCCAGCGCCGACCGCATCTATACCGGCGAGCCCGGACTGGTGCTGGAAAGCGCCAAGACGATCACGCTGTAGGGGGAGACGCCATGCCACATCGTATTCCCCTGGTGCTTGATCAGGCCCGCGACTGGATGGTGGTTTTATGGGAGCCGCTGATGTTCTGGGCGTTTGCTGCGGCCACGGCGGCGGGGGCGGCGACCCTGACGGCTGACGGCGAGCAACACATCGAATGGCTGTCCCTGGCGGGCTATGGCATGGGCGCGATCATTGATCTGGCGGCGCGCGGCCGGGCCTATGCGGCGATGCCGGAGGACCGGCGCAAATCCCGCTGGCGGGAATGGAAAGAGCGCCTGTTGTGGGGCGCGATCGGGCTGGGCGTGGGGGTGATGATCTCGGCCGGGATTAACGGGGAGTGGCTGGCGGCCTCCCCCACCTGGCATCCGCTGGTCAATACGCTGTGCGTCGGGGCGCTGGCCCTGCCGCTGGTGGATTTCACGCGGGCGCTGGCGCGGTTCCTGTCCGGGCAGAGCGATGTGTTTGGCGGGCTGGTGATCAATTTTGTGCGGGCCCGTTCCGGAGCCCCGCCCCGGGACGCGCGGCCCGCCCCACCGCGCGATGAAGGAGAAAGCTGATGGGATTGAAGCGAGCGACAACCAGCGGTGATGCCGTGTTCACCATGGCGGTGGCGGACGAGCCGGAACAAACACCCGCGCAGCAGGCGGGGCTGGCGGCGGAGGGAATGGGGGCGCAGTGACGACCGGCGCCCGCGAGGAAGGCATTAACGGAAGCGCCGGGACCGGTGGCGGCGGCGGTGGTGGCGCGCGGGAAGGTGGCGGCGGCAGTGCCATAGCCGGAACAAGCGGCGGCTCCGGCATCGTCATCATCCGCTACAAATTCCAATAGGTGAGGCATGGCGCATTTTGCAGAGCTGAATGACGAAAACGAAGTCCTTCGCGTGATCGTTGTGAACAATGAGGACTGCCTGAACGATGAGGGGCAGGAGTGCGAGGCCACGGGTATCGCCTTCTGTCAAAACCTGCTCGGCGGGCGCTGGATACAGACCAAGCTATAACGGCAATTTCCGGGCCGGTTTGCGGGCATCGGCATGGTCTATGACGAAATCGCGGATGAATTCGTGGAGCCCTCCGATGTCTGACCTTCTTCTGCGCCGCCTGCGCCATGATGATCATGCCACTCTGGGGCGTCTGGCCGTCATCAACAATGAGGGTGGCTGGACGGATATTGCCTGGACGCTGGAAAACCGGCCGCCGCGCGAGCCGGGCGTGAAAGAGCCGGGCCTGTCGCGCATTCCGGCCGGCACGCACGCTTTGGGTCTGCGCGGCACGGGCGGCTTTTATAACCGCTATACCGAACGCTATGACTGGCACGGGCCGATGGTGGATATCCTTCTGCCCGGGTGGAAATATGTGCTGTTCCACATCGGCAATTATCACCGCGACACGGATGGCTGCATCCTGGTCGGCGACAGCCCGGGCGTGGAACATGACGGCACGCTGGCCGTGTGGAAAAGCGCCATGGCCTATCGCCGCGTCTATCCGGCGCTGCGCACCATCGCCGAGGCGGGCGGGACGATCATGATCGAGGATGAGACATGATCGGCGCTGCCGCCCTGTTGCGCATGGGCGCGCCGGTTTTGCGCCAGGGCTGGCCCTTCATCATGGCGGGCGGTGTGGCCGCGGCCATCTGGCTGTTCACCGTGATGCCCCTGAAAGCGGATTTAAGCGCCGTGGAGGCGCGTTTGTCGAATGAGCGCGCCGCGCACCTTGAAACGCAGCGGGCGCTTCTGGCGGAGCGTTCTGCCCGCACAGAGGCCACAACGCGCGCGGCCCGATACCAGACAGAGAATGCGGCGCTGGCCCGCAGGATCGATGAGGAGCGCGCGGCGGCCGACGCGGCGCGCAATGAAACCGCCAGCAACAGCCAAAGGAGGATCCGTGATGCGGATGCTGACTGGAGTGCTCGCCCTGTGCCTGGGCGTGTTGGTTACGAGTTGTGCCTCGGCCTCGCCGCCGCAGCAGGCGGAGACGGAATACATCACGCAGTTTGTGGAGATCCGCCCGGCGATGACGGCGGCGCTGGCCGCTGATCCGGCGCTGTGCCCGGCCATCCGGCCGGCAGAGAATGCCGATCTGACGGACGGGTATATCCACTGCGCCACCCTTGCCGCGGCCAATGCCGGGCAGGTGAGCGGCCTGCAGCGCCTGATCGAGGACGGCGAGGCCGTGCCGCCCGATCGCTAGACCGGCTTTCATCTTCTCTCCGCCTGGAGCCCCGCCCTCGCGCGGGGCTTTTTCTTGGGGCGGGAGGGAATCAATCAGTGGGGGGGTCACACGGAAAAGTCAGTGGGGGGTCACTCGTGTGACCCCCCATAATGGCCCGCAGGGGTCACTTTGTTCCGGCTTTGTCCGCCGCGGAACAAAAGGATCGTTATGATTTTGCATGAAAAATCGTGGTGCCGGCTGAGGGACTCGAACCCCCGACCCCCTGATTACAAATG